TTCGTCACAGCGTTTGCAACGCCAAAGCCTTTGTTCCTTGACCTTTGCAACACGCTGTTCACGATTAAGCCACCCAATCGTTAGGCAAGAGTCGCCCCGATAGCTTGTCACGCTTTCGATGTGTGACGGCAACCTTGCATTTGTTCTCATTTGACTTTGGTGGCTTAACTGGTTTTGTCTCTTTGGCTTGCAATGGCTGGTAAGGCCACGGGGCGTTCGGTGCTAGAACGGTCTTGTAAACGGTCAAATTCTTCATCTTCTTCTTTTGTCCATTGAATGTTGTCATACCCACTTGACCACTTCTTATGGTCTGTTGGTCTTTGAGGCCAACCTTTTCCACCTGCGCTCATTTTTTACGCCTTTCCTCAATCATTTGCTCTGCTGTGTCAAACATGGCAATAAGAATCTTGACACTAAGGCCAACGGCTGCGCCAAACAGAAAATATGCCAAATCGCTCATTTTCGTGCCTCCAACATTGCGTCTGCCATTTGATAGGCGTGTTTTGCTGTGTTGTATTCATACCTGTTTGTGCCAATAATTCCAACGTAACGGTCTGAGTTCATAATTCCTTGCATAGCTTTAGCCGCAAAGTAATCGCGCAAAGTCATACCTTGATCTATTACTATTTTCTTGCTGCCGTTGTGTCCATTGAAATCTGCTGGTTCTTCGTGTGACGTTGGAAAAGCTGGTTCGTTCATTTAACCCCCTTTGGCATCCCTGCCTTTGAAAATGTAAAAAACTCTGTGCGTTCAAGTGACACACGCTTTGTCTTTGGAAAGTCGCTCAAAGGACTTGTCTTTGCTTTGCCATCGCTCTCGCGTGTGGCTCTTGCTTTGCTGCCAAACTTTTCGCCATTCAGCTTTGCTGCTGATTCTGAGCGAATCGTTGAAAGAAATTGTGGCATATACGTTTCAACGTACAGAGGCGAAAAAGCGTTAATGGTCATCAATTATCCAATCAATCAAAAGTCCAATTATCAAAAGTTCAATCACAGCAAATCCTGTTGAACTGGTTTAAAACGCCATTCACGCTCTTGTCTGCCGCTGCTTGAACTTACATGGTTGCCAGTTAGCTCAATCAAGTCTAGCTTCTGAAGCTCGTTCATTCGCCTTGCTACTTGGTTGCTCTGAAGTCCTGTGACAAATGCAATGCCATCTTTGCCCATTGGACCGAATCGTTGCAGTGCCGCCACAATGACTTCTTGGTGCATCTTGGCTACGTCTTTGATTGAATCAGCCGCTTTGAAGCTGGTGATTGCGTCTGTTGCTCTTGCTCGTATAAATTTAAACATATTGGTTCCTATCGTTTCATCAATTTACATTTGAAAAACTACCATGATGCTTTTTGCAAGCCTCACAATAGACCAAGTAGGCATCTTCTTTTCTTTCGTAAATGCCTAAATATTTTTGTTTGCCAGCTATCCTGATTGATGCTTGCCATTTAGATGTATGCCTATGAAAAGAAACTCCTTTTAGGCCGCTTGTGTTGTTTCTGTACTTTGGTCGATTCTGAAGATTTTGTGTATGTGTTGCTGGTCGCAAGTTTTCTATTTTGTTGTTTGTCTTGTTGCAATCAATGTGGTCAATTTTTTCTGGAAAATAACCGTAGTGCATAAAAAACACTAATCTATGCACTTTGTATGACTTGCCTTTTATAAGCACTACAACATAGCCTCTTGGCTCTATTGAGTCAATCACATCGCCTTTTCTTGCGTTGTGTGATGTTGTTGTTTTTCTGATTAGAAAACCGTCTTTGTATTCAAAGAGGCTATGCAATAGCTCTTGCGTGACCATGATGAATCTTTCATGTATGAATCTGTTAAAGGTTAGCAGGGGGGAGATTCAATCCCCCTTGTCCTCCGTCGAGTTAGCTAGATTTCATTGTATGTCAAAAAGCAATGTCTTCGTCTGGCGGGAAGCCATCATTAGATTGTTTTTGAGGTGCAAATTTTTGTTCATCTGTTTTAGGAGTAAATAAATAACACCAGCCTGTCCATCCTTCAACAATTGGCATTGAATGAAGTTTAAGCATTGGCCCCTTTTTTGTTTCAATCACATCACCAATACGTTGGTAACGCACCTTCTCTTGTCCGTCTTTTTGGTAAGTTCCTGCTCGGACAGTTACTTCATAAATTAGTGCCATTTTTTTCTTTCAGTTCGTTAAGTTTCATAATTTTGCCATCCAGCTCGGTGAGGAACAGGACAACTTCTTTCTCCAACATTTGAATGTAAGCATCGTCACGCTGTACGCGCTTTACAAACAATTGAAGTTCTGTTGGCAACCGTGGGTCAAACGACACAAAGTCACACCATTGGCGACCAGTGCAAGCCATCTGCCATTGCATCTGGGTGTTGTACTTGCCTGGCACTGTTTGGCTCAAAAGTGTATCAATGTGCGTTGCCGTGTTTGGACACTTAATCTCAAGCTGACCAACATCGCCCACAAGCCCGTCAGGTGAAGCGCCAGCGGCTTCAATCGTTGGGTGTGCAATCATGGCAACTTCATCCACTAAAACGTCAGCATGGGCTTCATACGCTGCCCTAGCCAATGGTTCGGTTTCAGTGCCGTGAACCATAGCAGCATTGCTAAAAGATTCAGCCACAGTCCCTGTCATGCGTTCGCAGACAAGTTGCGCCATGTAATTGTCCCGACTTGTGCTGTAACCGCTTTTTGTTTTAGCAATTACGTCTGCAACGCGAGAAGCTGTTACACGACCCAAACGTTGTTGATGCCATTCAATGCTACCTTGCTTAATTACAGATGTTTCCATGTTTTACCTCTACAAATGTCACTTACTGTTTGAAACGTAATGCCATAGTCATTAGCAATATCTTTTAGCTTTTTGCCAAAGCTACGTTCTTGCCTAATAAACAAAACATCAATTTCATCAAGTTTTGATAGTGGATGATTTGAACCTTCGCAATTTGCTTTACGACCTTTTTTTATCATGTCTTGAGTATTATCTTTAGGTGTTCCCATAAAAAGATGATTTGGATTTATGCAGCTTGGGTTATCGCAAGAGTGGCATACAAGCATTTCAGCATTTAACCCACCATGATGAAACTCAAAAGAAACTCTATGTGCTCTTAATTGCTTTCCACGACCATGCATAAAAATACCATATCCATTTTTATCGTGATTTCCACCAAATATCCAACATCCTTTGCTATCTATTTGATAGTTTTTCATATGTTCGCTAATTGATTTCAATGGAGGAGCCATTATGCTTCCCTCTCCATCAGCATTGCATCTGCCAAAGCGTATGCCTTGCTGGCAATCTCATCAGAATTGTCATACACCCATTCCTGTTGGAAACCTTGCATAGCCTTTGCCGCAAAGTAGTCCCGCAGGGTCATGCCTTTTGGGTTTTCTCTGCCCTCTTGGGTGATGTAATCAAAAGATGGAAATGCTGGTGGGTTGTTCATTTCAACGCTCCTTTACGCTTTTCCTTGGCATCAATCACTTTTTTCTGCCAACTCTTATCAGAGCCGCAAGCAGAGTAAGCAGCAGTGTAGACATCTTTAAGTTCATCCATTGTTGAAGCAGCGTCAATAGCCGCTAAGTGGTCAATCATTGCGCCTACGTCTACATCTGAAGCAGAGTCACCTTCAGGCAAGTCTTCTCCAGCATAGATGTACAAGCCCAAGCCATGCAGAGACAAAGCCTTAGTCATGCACCGCATGATGGCAGTGTTGACAGCAAATGCGTCTGGGTTGAGGATTGCTTTGTTGCGAAAGTCCATCACTGGAAACTGGCAAGTCATTGATTTGCCAAACATAGTGACTGTGACAAACACCATTGCTGTGCCGTTGATGTCCATGAAGCACTTGCCATCAAACATCTCTACTTTGTAAGTAGCACTGGCATCAGCTTTCAATGCTTCAGCCCATGCCCATGCCCAAGAGAGATATGTCAGATTATTCTTTTTCTCTGTGTGATTATTTACATTGGTTGAAAGCATTTGAGCAATCATTTTGCTACGCTCAAACAAAAAACCTTTTTCATCTAAAACCATCATCATTCACTCCTATATACGCCATCTAAAATATCTTTTGTTTCTTGAGCAACCATCCACATTGCTAGATGTGTCAGGTCGGCATGGATTTGGGCTATGTCGTTACTGTATCCTTCGTATTTTTTGTGAAGGCACTTGTCCGACAACTTCTTGGTGTTCTGCTCGATTCGTATCAGCAGGGGTGCATAGTCGATCATCATTAACTCCTGTTTGTTGAAACTTCTTCCACGTTTGCGCCACATCTGTTTGTGCGGCATTCACATACCCAAATTCTGGGTCGGTGATTGGTTTAGATGGCACTGCAACACTTTGGTATTTGCCTACATATGCCATCTTTTTAGCCTTCTTTTCTCGCAATTTCCGCTGCGATTTCATGTTGACTATCGGTGTCCAAATCTGAAAATAGGACAAAGTGGTTTTCACCGCAACAAGACACGATTCCCATGCGTGGCTCAATGCAATAAGCACAGTATTCTTCATTTGAGTGTTCCTCAATTATTCGGTCTAGGTTGAGCTTGGTTTTCATTACTGGCCTTGCTTGTTGTAGGGATTGATTGTAGGTATTGCACCTTGTTCTCGTTTGAGTTGTTCTTGCAAGCGTTCCATGCGGTAGAAGCGCCACAAGTTAAGTTCTTCTTCGTCATCAACCCAAGGTGTTGTTGGCAGTTCTAGGGAGATTTCAGCCATACGCAAGGCTTTGAGTTCGACTCTGGCTCTCACCATGTCGGCAACATCTGCCCAGGCATTGCAAAGGATGGCTTCAAGGATAGCTTTGCTATCGCAAATAGCATCTGCTACATCATCTGGTGTGAAGTCTTGCAGTGCTGCCCATGTCTCGTGCTTAATATCAATCATCATTCACTCCTGTTAAAAAACCTATCAATGTGTGTATTCTGTCAGACATTATTGTAATTGACCATAGGGATTTCCCTAGTGCAGTTGTGTATTTCAGACAGTCGTTTGTTAGTGAACACTTTCCCGCATTTCAAGCACAGCCATGCAATTCCTTCGTTGACAGTCGTTTTCTTGCTGCCATGAAGCCCATGTGTGCGACCATAAAAAGTGCGGATTTGTTGAATCACTTGTCTAGTTCCTGCATTGCTCGTTTCAGATAGATGGCTTGGTCAAGGCATTCTTGGTAGGCGTGTTCTAACCACTCTCTGAGGCTCAGAGGGTTGTTTTCTACGCTTGTGCCGTACTTCTTGAGGCCAAGTTGCTGCCTAGCTTCTATGTCCTGACAGACCAGTTTTTCTGTACCTTCAATCATGTGTTGCGCTCCTTGAGTTTGGCTTCAATGGCTCTCACCATTGAGCGCATCTTCATGTATTCATCGCCCCAATACTGTCCGACAAAACAATTTACATCCTCATCCGTCAGCCCTC